CGCCGTCCGCCAACTCCTGTTGGATCTCGTCGGTGTCCGCCAGGATCGCCGCCACCTCCGTGTCCAGGTAACCCGCGATAGCCGCCAATTGGCCGTCGATATCGCTGTCATCCGCCGGGTCATCCGGCAGGTTGTCCGTCCGCTCCTTGATCGCATCCACCAGCAGATCCAGCCGGCCGCCGTCCGCCAACTCCTGTTGGATCTCGTCGGTGTCCGCCAGGATCGCCGCCACCTCCGTGTCCAGGTAGCCCGCAATCGTCGCCAATTGGCCGTCGATATCGCTGTCATCCGCCGGGTCATCCGGCAGGTTGTCCGTCCGCTCTTTAATCGCATCCACCAGCAGATCCAGCCGGCCGCCGTCCGCCAACTCCTGTTGGATCTCGTCGGTGTCCGCCAGGATCGCCGCCACCTCCGTGTCCAGGTAGCCCGCGATAGCCGCCAACTGGCCGTCGATATCGCTGTCATCCGCCGGGTCATCCGGCAGGTTGTCCGTCCGCTCCTTAATCGCATCCACCAGCAGATCCAGCCGGCCGCCGTCCGCCAACTCCTGTTGGATCTCGTCGGTGTCCGCCAATATCGCCGTCACATCCGCCGCCAGCGCCGCATCCAGGTCAAACTCGTGTTGTGCGCTCGCGTTCCCGTATGTGCTGATGATCACCGACTGGTCCTCCCAGGCCTTCGGCGACGTCTGGTCGATAATCGTCACCATCACCCGCGCCGCCTCCATCTCCGTCGCCGTGAGCGCCAGCGAATACATCCCATTCCCCTCGTGTGCGAAAGCGTTCGTGGTGTTGCCGAACGCCCCTTCGTCCTTGCTAATCTTCGAATCCCCCGCCGCGTGCGATACCGGCGTCGACTCGTAATCCGTCGCACCGAAATCTATCAACGGAAACAAAATTGTTGTCCCTACACCGTATTTTCTAAAAATCTCCATTTTTTGATTTCCGATTTATGATTTCTAATTTATATCCCACGCCCCACCCCCCGCATCACCCCTCTCCCCGGCCGCCTCTCCAGCAAATTCACCCCCGCCAGTGTCTCCACCAGGAAATTCTCGTGGTATTCGCTCCCGACCGCATTATCCTCCGTTATACCATGGAGAGTTTCCGTCTCATTAAATGATGCCGAGGCATAGGATATTTCATTACCGCCGTCCATCGTGGCCGTGATCGTCTGGCCATCACACCTCACCACTACTTCATATTCTGTCCCGATATTGATTGCCACTGAGGTAGAGGATGCCCTCTCCGTATAGCTCCCCCCATTTCTCTCCAACAGCCAAAATTTATTGTCTGTTGGTCGGAGTTGCACCATCCAATAGTGTGTGTTGTCAGATGCCCTGACGACGAGCCCTACCTCCCTGCCTCCCGCAAAATCCGTTCTCATCGTGGCCGTCACAATGACGTCCGATTCCCCTGCATCTATCACCGCGCTGTATTGGCCTCCGTTAGCCACCGCGCGATTCGACTGTATCTCGTAATCGGCCCATTCGATCCAGCCACCGCCCTCGACGTCTACATCCGGCGTATGGGCGTCGAGACTGGTCCCGTTTGGATCGTTGAATGAGTCCTGTACTAAAATCGTCATAGCAACACGTATTTAATACGCCTATTTGCCTCTACGGCGCTGGCTCGCCATCTTCTGCTGCTCGAACGCCTCCACCCGCTTCCATGCCTCCGGGCTGTCTATCCGGCCCGGCAGCATCCCCTTCCACCGGCGCGCGTCACCCGGGTAATGCATCAAGCCGGCCGTCCGGATCCCTTTGGTATATTTGGGAAACGTATTCCACTCGTTGCCCAGGACGTAGGTCCGTAGCGGCTCCGTGTACATCGCCCGGATCAGCGCCCCCTGGTCCCGCTGGGCGTGTCGCTCCCATTCCGCCTGCCATCGAGCAAAAAACCGCGCGATCCGCTTCCCCCTCCCGAACGCCCACACGCCGCCGTTGTACTGCAGTGCGTGCAGCGTATGGATTCGCTCCGCCGTTTCCGACAGCTCTGTTAGGTTATTCCGGCGCCGGAAACTATGCATGGTGTCCATGAGATGCGGGTCTTTGCAGATCACGAATTCCCAGCCGTCCTCGATCAATTGGAAGTAGAACCGGATATCCCCCACCACCTCCGTGTCCGCGTCCAGGTAGAGCACCGCCTGCCACTCCGGTGGCGTCAGATCATAAGCCCTCAGCTTCGCCCGCCTTCCCCCCACGTCGCTGTCCGGCTGTTTGATCAGTAGATCCTCCACCCCGATCTTCCGATCGGAACACAACGCGATCGGGATCTCCGCCATAAACTTCTTTGCGCTCTTCATCAGCCGCAGCGCGCACGTCCGCGCCGGATCCCCAAACGCCACGCAATAGATCCCCCTTGCGACCTTTTTCCTCTTTGCGACTTTTCCCTCTGCGACTTTCTCTCCTGCAACTTCCTCCACAACCTCTACAAGCCCATTTGAAAATTCGCCCCCTCGCAAATTCGCCCCCCCTTCGATTTTAGATTTTAGATTTATGATTTCCATTGGCATAAAACTTTCCTCCTCGACGCAACCCTCCAGCCCCCCATCCACCCCCCCAAACAGCGCCGCAAACACCTCCCGGTGCCCCTCGCACCAGTTCGCCACCGAATACCTGGCAGTTGCCGCCCGTAGCGCCTCCCGGCCTTCGCCGCGAAGGACCGACCGTCTAGTCGCCACAGCCTTATCCAGCGCCCGCACCAAACCCGCCGCGTCCCCTCGCCGGTAGCGGTGGATTCCCGGCAGCTTTGGCAGCTCATCCAGCATCCCCACCCCCCTGGGGATCACCACGCTAACACCGCAGCTCAACGCCTCCAGAGGCGGCATCGGCACCCCCTCTACCCGGCTCGTACAAACCAGGATATCCAATCCCTGGTAGAATGCCGGCATCTCCTTCCAGGAGTAGCGCCGCGTCTGCACTGGCCACCCCCGCCCGCTCGCTCGCCATTCCAGAGAGCGTCCCACCTTTGATCCTAGCATTGTTTTTGCCAGATCCTCTCCCTTGCGCTTGCTGCGGTAGGTATACCCGGATAAGCCGGCCGCCATCCGCCGGGATTTGATTACGCGCGTAATCACGAACCGGTCTCGCTCCACCGGCGCCATCATCCGCACCGTCGGCCCGCACCCCGCCAGCATCCGTTCGTACATCGGCGCCGTGACGATCCGCAATTGCACCCGTTGGCCAATCGCGTCAAAAAGCGCCGCCTTCCGGTTTTTCGGCGGCTCCTCTTCCCGGTGGGTGAAATACGCCGCCACCGGCGCCGCTGGCCAGGACTTGCACATCTGGGACTCGAAATACCCCGACAGATAAATAACATCCGCCGAGGGATCGGGCGCTGCGGTCACCGTCCAGCCGAGAGCATTGGCCAGGTACCTCGCAAATCGGGGGATAACCCGGTCCTCATGCATATTCCGGCAAACGATATTAACCCGCAGCGCCATTCCTCTTTATCCTGTCATTGCGAGCATAGCGAAGCAATCTCCGCTTAGCTACCGCTCTCCAGCTCCACCTCGATGAACGCCGACGGGCGGATCACGCCAAACGCCGCGCGCAACTCGGCCAGGATAGCCACCATGTTGCGGATAAAAAAGTCCGCATGGCTGTCACTGACCTGGATCGAGGCTTGCTCCCGATCCCACACCACCGCCTTGCGCCAGTCGCCCATGATGCCGCTGCCCTCGACCTGCGTCTCGCTCTCCACCACCGGCACCCGCCAGACCCGGGACGTATCCCCATTGATCGGGCCGCCAAAGTAGTAACGCCCAGAACTGTCTTTCAACAGGTCCAGCCGTTCCGCATCGTTCGGGTGCATGACGATGGCCGTCGGATTGGACCGGCCCAGGACCCGAAGCGCCGTCCGCGCTTTGCGGATGGTCGTCAGCAGGTCGGTGTTCCAGGCCTGGGTCAGCAGGCCGGACGTGTTAACCAGGCCGGTAAAGTTCTCACCGGTGCCGTCTCCGTTGACGATCTGATCTTCCAACTCTTCCATCAGGTCGTCCCGCAATTCCTGGTCGATCAGCCCCCTGATCTGCGCCGCATCCGAAAGCGCCCTTTTGGTGGCCGGGATCCAGACCGCGATGGTCTTGACCGGGGTGGTGACCTTTTCGAAAGCCATCTCCCCTTCCGGCTTTTCGCCGCTCTCCTCTCCGGTGGCGCCGCTATATTCGGTGACGTTTGCTTCCGGTACCGGCGCCGCCTCCTGGACCTTGACCGTTTGCCGGACAAACTCCACCAGGTCACTGGTCGTAGTACGCCGGGAGACGAGCCCCATGATATTGAGCGGGTAACGGCCCAACGGCTCGTAGATGCCGCTATAGTCGATCTGGACAAAAGCCCCCGCGCTCTCGTCGTCTGCCCCCACTACCAGGGCCTTGAACAGCGACTTGAACTCCACCGGGGGTGATATCAAGCCCTTCGCTTGCTCGGAAATTTTTCCGCTCGGTGCGATGGACTTCAGCCAGCTTATGAACGTATCGCTCTTGACAAACTGCTGCCCGATGCTGAGCCGCCGTGTCTTTCCCGGCAATCCAGGCGTCGAGGAGGGCGCTCCCGACTCCTCCAGGTCGATCCCGGCGCCCATCTGCATGATTTGCTGCATAAGCGCCAGGTCGTCTTCCTTCTCCTTGATCTGCTTCTTCAGCTCGCCCGCTTCCTTCAGCAGGTTTTCGACCTGCGTCCGCTCCTCGGCCGAGAAATCCCGGTTCTCTTCCTCCGCCTTGGACGCAAGCGCGCGCGCGTCCAATAACAACTTTTTGAACTTTTCCTTCAACTCTTTCAGGTTCATCTTATGCCTCCATTAGTAAAATATCGATTTCGGTTCCAATCACCTCCGGCCGCGGTCCGCTCGGCTCGCTATCCTCCCCCTTCCCCCCACCTGGGGGGGACTGAGGGGGGGAAGCCCCGCCTTCGCCGTCAACTCCGGTTGAATCATTACGTTGCCGTTTAATCGCCAGCGTCCTTGTATCGATTCCCGCCCCTCGCTGCACCGGCGCAACTCCCCACACGTCCAGTTTGCGCAAAAAATGCACTTCCTGGTCGTCGAATTCACCGGACCCGCTCTCCAGGATATCGAACGTATAACTCCACTCCTGCAACGTCCCGATGTTTTTAACCGTCCGGTAATGCTCCACCCCCCCCATCGTATCCATAAAAAACCGCCCCTCGATGATCGCCTTGTTATCCCGCTCCCGGATCACCCCCTTGCCCACCGGCAGCTCGAAATAACCATGATTCCATGCCTCTATCAGCGTTTCCTGGCCATCCTGGAACGCACCCGGCTCCGTCACATCCCCATCGAGATCGATCACATTCAATGTAGCGAACTCGGCCGCAAACTCCCCAGTTTCGTCCGAATCCGCTTTAAATTTTATTGCTGCCCTAAAAATTTTTCGCTTCGCCATCGATACCTCCTTTTTTTGTTTAGGCATTGGCCAATTCGATTTGTCGATATCCGTCTCCTTGAACCAGTTATCGATATAATCATGCCATTCTGCCGGTCTTTGATCGACATCGCATCGTCGATGTGCCTCGGACTGATCAACCGCCAAAAAAATCACATCGGCTTCAAACCGATCTCTCAAACTCAGTAACTCGTCATTCTTTCGTGTCGACGTGATGATCCAGGCATTCTGCATCCGATGGACCTCCAGTTCATCGAATATCGAGTCCCTGGCCGCCAATACGTATGGGCGGATGTCCGGATCGTGTTCGTGAGATCCTCGACCGGATAGCGCCTGGTGAAGAGTATCGTAATCATAGATCAACTCTCCATCTCGTCTGTGCGAGCGGACAAAACTGCTTTTCCCGCTACACGGTGCGCCGGCGACGATATATCTGCGAGCCATCATTGCCTGCCGAAAACTACGCTACACTGGCACCCGGCCGTCTCCTCCGCCGAGCCCCTGGGATCCCCTGGCCACCGTAGGCCATTCGAAAACGTCTCCCGGATCCCTACCGTCTCCCCGTTCATCCTGGCGTGGGACGGCCGCGGATTGCCGCTATTCGTCTTCCACGTCTTGGTCCTCAAATTTCCCTGCCGCGCCCCCTCCTGGGACCCAAAATTGCTCAACGCCGTCACCCGGCCGGTGGCGATCAGCCCCGCCCGGGTACCCGCCGCCAGCGCGAAAACATTCGCCAGCGCCTCCATCGGCTCATCCTCCTGCAGCGCTTCCTCCACCTGGTTCATTGTCGATTCGTTCACGTACTCGGCCGCGATCCGCGAGTTCTCCAGCAGCCAGGGCAGCATTTCGTCTTCCTGAAGCTCGACCTCCATCGCCTCGGCCACAAAATGTCCCCATTCCAGCGCCGTCGTCGCCCCCAGGGCGTAAAAATCCGCCCCCAACTCCCGATTCCAGCGGTCGCTGTCCCACAGGACCATAATATCCGGCGCCGCCTTCACCCGGCTCATCACCGATGCCCGCTGCCGCTCGAACGTTCGTACCAGCAACTGCACCCACTTTTCCTGATACTTCGCCCGCAACTCCGGCAAAGTCGGATCCAATTCCCCGGCAGCCTTCTTTCCCCTCCCGTTGGGGGGGATTAAAAGGGGGGGCTCCCCCTTCGGCGCGCTATCCCGTGGCGATGCCTGCCCTCCAACGATCACATTAAGCGGAGTAGCCAGCTCATCCGCATCCCCACCCTTTGCCGGTAGGTTTAGGCGCGCCCGCGCCTCGTTAGGCGCCATCCACGGCCGTCCCACCGCCGCCTGTAGAGATTCCGCCTGCTCCTTGAATGACCCGGCCAGCTTTTCGGCGATATTGAACTCAAGGTACACATTGTCGACATCCTCGAACTCCGGGAGTAATTGCAGCTCCATATCCTGCTCCACCATCACCAGCCACGGCCCCAGGCAATCCTGGTATAAATGCTTATGCTGCTCCGAGATGTTGCTAAACGTGGCATGGTCCAGAATGCCCACGAGCGGTAGCGGAATGTGATACGCTCTCGCGCATTCCTCCCTGGTCAATTTCCGGCCGTCCAGATACTCGGACTCCTGGGAACTGAACGTCCCCGGTTTCCAGGTCATCCCCTCCTCCAGGATCGCAGTTTTGCCGCTGTTATCCCCTCCCGAGTACAAAGCCTCGAACTCTTCCTTAAACCGCCCCCTCGCATCACTAGACCATTCCGGGGCCTCCTGCGGCCTCTCGATGAATCCCCCCATCCTCGCCGCATTCCGCCAGAAATGTTCCCGATAGTCCCCGGCCGCGTGCTCCTCCGCCAGGATACGGCGCAGCGTCTCCATCGGCGACAAGCCGCTCAGCGGGTTCTCCGGATTGAACCCGTAAAAATGCACCACCTCGTCCGGCTGGAACTTGAATAACTGGGCCCCGATGGTCACGTCGTATCGCGTCGGCACCAATCCCCCTTTGACCTCCACGAGCGGTGGGGGGATCCGCAGCAGGCCCAGCCGTGATCCGGCCCGAACTTTCAACCAATACGCATTGAAATAGATACCCAGGTCGCTCAGCAGTGCCTCGATCAACCGATATCGGGTCACCTTGAACGGTGGGGGAAGCGGGCGCGCTATGAGATCTGCCAGGGGATGGTCCGTAAGCCGCTTCCGGTCCGTGTCCGACACCCGCCGAAACACGTGCAGGCCCAGTTGCGCGATATTGCGCGCCAGGAAATCGACGCACGTGCGCACGTTGGGCTGGGTCCGGTAGATCGTGGCATAATCATAGTTGTACTGGTTGTAAAAGCGCAGACTCCCGTACCGGTTAACCTTCCACCAGGACGGCGTGACATCCGTTAAGAACCCCGCGCTCAGCACGATAGCCGGCATCACCCCACCACCTGGATGAAATCCACGTTCTCGCGCATGATCACCACCTCCCCGTCCACCCGCACCGTTTCCCCGGCCGGCTTCAATATCTCAGCGTTTTTCAACACCAGGTATCGCCGGCGCTTCCGCCAGAGCACGCCCCGAAAAGCCCGGTCCGTCTTCAGGTTGACGATCACCGTTCTCACCTCCGGATACCGGTCAAAAAACCACATCAAACAACCTCCAACCCGCGCTCTTCATATACCGATACACGTCGTTTTCCCTGGCCGGCCTTCAGGGCATCCCCTCTCGCCTCCCAGGACAGAATGGCCGCCATCGCATTATCGATTTTGTTCGGCGAATCCGGCTTTTCCTTGTAGATCGTGTACAGCCGTTGGCCTCTCTCATCCAAAACAGGAACGTATCGCCTCACCGCGTTTCCGACATGTTCCCGGAATCGTTTGTTTCCGTCATGGCTCAGCTCGGCCGCCGCAATTGCGTTGGAAAAAGACTGTATGGCATACGCCATTGCCTTTTGGCGATTCGTCCACCACTCCACCACCCGCTTTTCCCCGTATTGCCCCGCCCAGGTTGCAACGGTCAACTCCCAGTATGGGGGATCGCAGTACATTCGCCACACCTGGTACTGTGCGAATAGCTCGGCCACCACCGCGCTTACTTCCCCCTCTGGCACCTCCCACTCTTTGATGCCGTAGGGTTGCTCCCAGGTGCCCGCCAGCCACTGGTAGCCGGTCACCACCTCCGTGGCCACCACCGAGGTTGCATCGTGCCACCGGCCGCCATCGAATCCAAGAGTGATTACTGCGCCCGGTTCGGGACGATAATTTTGCTTTGCCAGCGTTTTCCATATCTCCACGTCGAACGCCCGTTCGCTCGATCTCACCAAACGGTTGAGCCAGACCCGCTCCAGATACGTTTTATCGGCCGTGGGATCCTTCCACTGGCCGCAAATCCCCTCCAGATCCGACCATGCGGCCGCCGGCCCGCTCGCTTCGATGACCGCCGCCCGCACTCCCTCGTCGGTCGCAAGGTCGTGATCGTCGCTGGCCTGGCGATGGAAGAAAAAAAGCTTAGAATCCGCAACCTTTCCGGCCGCCACCTGCGTCGCATACTCCATCGTATCCTCGGCGATAGAGTTCTCTCCCGGCGCTGGCGCCGTCGTGATCTCCAGGCTCCACGCATCCGCCAGGTAGCGTTTCGGGATATTGGCCAGCATCGTCCTGTGTGCCTGGCGCAATCTCGGCAAATTTAGACGGTGCGTCTCATCGAAAATCTGCATCGTGGTCCGCGCTCCATCCCGCGCATCCGGCGACGTCGATAAAGAGATCGCCTTCCCATCTCCATGGATCCGCATGATGCGTTCCAGCCCGATGTCAAAATCATCCGCCAGGGGGCTGTACATCAGGATCACCCGCAGCGCCCCATACGCCAGCTCGTCGCTCTGCTCCTCGGTATAAGCGACCATCGGGATATAAGGATCGGTCACCCCCATTCCGACCGGTTGCCCATCCGCATCGAACCCGTCGCACCTGACCGGCCCATCCGGATGCAGCTCCACCGCCGCGATCCAAGCCGCCAATTCCGTCTTGGCCGTTCCTTTCCGCAATGAGATCGCGCAGCGTTTAAACCGCCGCCGCCCGGCCCAAGGTTTATCGGCCGGGTACACCTCATACATCCGGTAAAGCAAAGCCCTTTTCTCCGGATCCAATTTCGCCGGCTCTCCCCGCAGGTCGCCGGGGCCAAAAACCAGAAACGATTCTATAAAATCGCAGACCTGTGGCCCCAGCGTTGGCCAGGGTTCCTTGTCCAGCTGGGGAATGATCAGCGTCGTCATTTCGTCCCCCCCAGCAACATCCGGGGATCCTCGCCGTCGATCCCGGCCGCCTCTCTGGTCGCCTTGCTGATCCGCCGCTTGAGCGTCTTTTCCTGCGCCGCCTCCGCCTGCTCGATTGACCACTCCAGCCGCCGCCGATCCAATGGCGTCAGCCCGAACGCCTGCTGCTCAATCCGGATCTCGGACGCGATCTCCTTACTCGGCCCCTGCCAGAACAAATTCACCAGCGCCGCCAGACGGAATAGGGCATGTTCATCAGCACGAACATACTCCGCCGCCATCGGGCTCCG